CTAACTTCAAACTCTTCAGTTGTTAGTTTTGGTTTGGGCTGGCTTGGTGTCATCATTTTTGTTAGCAGTTCTATCAATTTGTTTCTCCAAGATGGGGGCTACTAAATACTCAGGGCATGTCTGTGTGAATTGACATCTAGGTTTCTGGCATGGCTCAGCATGAAAGTTGTCAGGGTTTTGACAGAAGTATCTGTACCTATCCTCACAACCAGTGAGCAGTAATAACAATAATAAATATTTCATACCATTACATCCACAGAATCTGCTCTAACCCATTGAGCTTTAATAGTTTCTTGAGTTTGACGATTCAGTTTCTCAAGGTCTTTAAGGTGTTGTTGATGTAGCACTCTTTGATACTCACGCAACAAGTTTGCATTATATTGATAGGGTGTTACTTTCATAAGCCAACCTTTCCTAAAAGCAAATTAACAATCTTGTCAGACAAGTCATTAGGCAAGAACTTCAGAAAGCCTAAGAAGTACAGAGCCACACACCCATAGACAAATATCTTTATACATAAGTCAAAGGTCTTTTGATATTCATTCATCTGCCACCACATCTATTAGTAGTCTGACAAAAACTCATCAATTCATTTACACCAACAAATACCAAGAACAGAACAAAAAATACAGCACCAATTGCTATAGCTATCTCATTCATCTCTTGTTCTTTTTGTTTAGCCTTCTTCTCTGCTGCTTTTAAAGCACTCATCTCTTTGGCATCAGCCAAGTCCATGTCAGCTTGTCTTGCCTTAATCTTGTTCCAGACATCTATCTTTCCTGTCTGCATGAACAACATCTTGAGTTCTTCTTCAAATGCTCTAGCCTGTTCTAAGGCCATCTCAATCTGAAGGGCGGTTCCCATGTTGGAACCCTTACCAGTTTGCTTGGCTTGAAGCATAGCCTTGGTAGCTACGCTCTTAGCATCAAACATCTTGCCAATCATTGGGGCAAGACTTCCTAAATCATTGGCTACCTTGCTGGCCTTCTTGACCATGCTGATAGCACTCTGTATGCCAGCTAGGGCGGTGATAGGATCAATCATCGCTCAACCTTTTTCCATTCAATGCATACAACTTTTCTGTTATACACATCTCCAGTCCATGTCCATCGGACACATTTATATTTCTCCTCTTTGGACCCGATAGGGAAAGATATTAATAATAAAAGTATTACTGATGCAGCTTGTTTTCTATAGCCAGCCATATAGCCCCACAGAAAGCACCAATAATTAATATAGGCTTCACTGCTCTAGCAAGCCATTCAAGAACAACAAAAGCACCAGAAGCAGCATTGAATGCTGTCACCACTGCTTGTGTGTTCTTATCTAAGTTATCAACCTTAGCTTCAACTTCGCATAGGCGTTCATAGATTTGAGCATGAGTGACTTCGTCTGCCATGATTATTTAGCCGATGACCAAGGTGTACCTGTAGCTGTAACAGGAGCTTTTTGTGCAGCAATGTTTGCAGCCAAGGCAGCTTCTGTAGCTTCCTTGTCCACACCATTAGCCCACACCCATCCAAGCACTGTGGCTTCTGTGAGAGTGTTATAAGCCACCTCTGGTGTACCAGAAGGCCATGAGCAAGTGCTGTAGGTAGAGGCTGAATAGTCTCCATCTACTGCTGTGGCTTGCCAATGTGCTGTGGTTACAAAACCATTATCTGTGTTTCGGTCTAGGGTTGTGATTGTCCAAGTAGTAGCCATAATTTACTCCTTTGAATTGTTGTCTTGAGGAGGCTTTGCTGCATCTTGAATTGCTTGGATCAGTTGAAAGACTTCTTGGTAGGGGCGTGTGCCCAAGTAACCAATGATCTGGTTTGCTGTTTCAATTGGCAGTTGCAAGGTCATTCTGTTATCTCCGCAGGTGCTATTGGTGTTGGCGCAACGTAGTTAGGGTCAACCTCAAGCTGTTGTGTTGACTCATTCCACTTGTATTGGTCTAGTTCAAAACCACCTTCAACAGGCTCAGTCTCAACAAATGTCAAATCTTCAGCTTCTGCGGCTGAAAGTTTATTATCTTTGATGTATACCGACAACCAAAACTGCGGTGATTGTGGGGTTGGTGCAGAAGTGTCTGTACGAGTAAAAACGATTTTTCCCGTAGATTTTTTGTAGATTATTATGTACATAATTATTCCAATCAAGATTCTGTAATTGTTGTAAACGAATAAGCATAATTCATCGTAAAGGTGCCCGAATTGTTCAGCATATTTATAACTACTGCATCGGAAGGGCCAATCCAAAACTGTTGCGGCATTGCACCGCTGTCTCCAGTCACTAGGACAGAAGTTATATCAGGGTTGCCAGTGCCGGGATATGTTGCGGAGTTGTTGTTAATTTGATATCTTATTTTTGAACCCGAAACCGATGAACCTCCTACGGGTTGATATGCGCCATTTGTGCCCATTGAAGGTATATTTCCACCCGAACCAGTCACTTGCATCCTTGTCAGGATTAAAATTCCACCTCCTGATTGGTCAACTCGCATAACCATATTGATGTTGCTGTTTGTATTACTACAGTAAAAAGCAAAATTGTTAAAAATAACACGGGTTGCGATACCGCCCGATTGTGTAAAAAGTGTTACAGGAACACCGGTAGATCCCACCGAGACTGCTCCAACACCTCTATGCATTGCAATTGTTTGTGGCATAAGTTTCTCCTAGTAAAAATTAAAGACCGCCAGTGGAACCAAAGGCGACGAATGCTTGTGCTCCACTAGCCGCTGTTGTCCAAGTCGGTGCAGCACTTGCACCCCCCGATGTTAACACTTGACCTGCTGTGCCGTAGGATGGGGATGAGCCAACACCGATAGAACCATTACTGCTGACTGCGAACTTTACACCAGCGTTATACATAAAATATAACTCGTCACCAGCATTGGAGAATGTGCCTTGCATGTCCCAATAATTGGTATTGGCCTGCAAACGATAAATTGGATTGTTTCCTGCACCCGTGGTTTTAACCGTCATTGACGGATTGCCACTGGTGTTGATATAAATATTGCCAGCAACTTCCAGTTTTTGTGATGGCGAACTTGTACCAATGCCCAACCCTGTTGTGGTAAGGCGCATTTGTTCTGTGCCGCTGTTTTGAAATACATGGTTTAATGCGGCATAAGTCATCTGCAAATAAGCAGGGGTTATCCTGTTGTATGCAAGCAATGCAGGGCCACCAGCAGTTCCGTCTGGGTTAACTTCAAACCCACCAACACCATTGTTGCTAACATTGAATCGGCTTGAGCCAGATGAATAACCTACTGTAAAGTTAGTCCCATCAAAAGTAAGCGCAGAGCCACTTGTCAGAACTTTTGAACCATTGAGATAGGTTACTCCGTTGGCAGTGCCTCCATTGTGAGTAACTGTGGAGGATGTGGTCAGAGTTGTAAACGCACCAGTATTAGCTGCAGTAGCACCAACAGTGCCTGTAAGTGGGCCAGTAAAACCAGTGGCAGTGAGCGCACCAGTCATAGTGTCACCAGACTTGGATACATAGTCTGTACCAGACAATGCAGAGCGTGTCCAAGCAGAACCAGTCCATAAGAACAATTCATTGCTTGTGCTATTCCAATAGAGAGAACCAGTTAATAAAGCATTGCCATCATTGTCAACAGAAGGAGCAGAGGCTTTGCTTCCTAAATAACGGTCATCAAAACTGTCATAACTAGCAGCAGCATTGGTAGCTGATGTAGAAGCAGCAGAGGCGGACGAAGCAGCATTGGTTTCTGATGTAGAAGCATTGCTTGCACTAGTAGCTGCATTAGAAGCAGAGGTGGCTGCTGCAGAAGCAGAAGTGGCTGCAGCAGTTGCAGAGCCTAAGATTCCATCAACATACAGTTTAGTTGTAGCATCAGCATTATCTGTTGGAGTACCCAAGCCTGTAATCTTGGAAGTACCCATCGCAATGGCTCCAGACATTGTGCCACCTGTTAAAGACAGCTTCAATGCATCAGCAGTGTCTACATACACTTTAGTAGCAGCATCTTGGTTAGCTGTGGGATCACCCATTCCAGTGATTTTGGAAGTACCCATAGCAATAGCACCACTCATAGTGCCACCAGCAAGATTCAATTTTAATGCATCTGCTGTATCCACATATGTTTTAGTGGCAGCGTCTTGTGCAAGAGTAGGATTACCTAAGCCAGTAATTTGACTTGTTCCCATTGCAATAGCACCACTCATTGTGCCACCAGAAAGGTTAAGCTTCAATGCGTCTGCTGTATCCACATATGTCTTAGTAGTAGCGTCTGCTGAAAGAGTTGGTGTACCAAGTCCAGTAATCTTATTGGTTCCCATTGCAATTGCACCAGACATAGTGCCACCAGCAAGTGCTAGTTTAGTTGCAATGGAGTTGGTAACTGTAGTAGCGAAGTTGGCATCATCGCCTAAAGCAGCAGCCAATTCATCTAGAGTGTCTAACGCTCCGGGAGCAGCAGCTACTAAGTTGCTGATAGATGTATCAACATAAACCTTAGTGGCAGCATCTTGATTTGCAGTGGGATCTCCAAGACCTGTAATCTTAGAAGTACCCATAGCAATAGCACCTGACATAGTGCCACCAGCAAGGTTAAGTTTTAATGCATCTGCCGTATCAACATAAGTTTTAGTGGCAGCGTCTTGTGCAAGAGTTGGGTCACCTAGTCCAGTGATCTTGCTAGTACCCATAGCTATGACACCAGACATTGTGCCACCAGACAGATTAAGCTTAAGAGCATCTGCTGTGTCAACATAGCCTTTGGTAGCTGCATCGCCAGAGTTTGTAGGAGAAGTTAAGTTGGTGATGGTGGCGGCAGTGCCAGCATCCATGTTCAATCCACCATTGATGGTGACATCGTTGAATGTTGATGTGCCTGTAGAGGCTGTAACATTACCAGTTAAATTACCAGTAACATTACCAACAACAGCACCAGTGTGTGTACCTGCAGTGTTGCCAGTGACAGCACCAGTAAGACCACCAACAAAACCAGTGGTAGCTGTAACTGTAGTACCTGTGATGGCTAAAGCAGAAGAGCCACCAATAACAGCACCATCAATAGTACCTGCATTGATGTCAGCAGTGGCTGCAACTAAAGAGGTATTGGCAGTGAGTGAAGTGAATGTACCAGCAGCGGGAGTGGTTGCACCAACAACAGCAGCATCAACTGTTCCACCATTAATGTCAGCAGTGTCAGCTACTAAGCTGTCAATGTTGGCTGTGCCATCAATGTATAAGTCTTTAAATTCTAAGGAGCTTGTTCCAAGATCAATATCATTATCTGTTACTGGAACAATAGCACCATCTTGAAAGCGTACCTGCTCTACAGCAGCAGCACCTACCTCAACAAACACACCATGACGATTGTTAGCTGTATCAGTGGCAATTTTATTTAATAAGTCAGCATCTCCAATAACAGGAACAGGATGACCCTCAGCAGCAGTGCCATCATGTCTGTGACCAGCAGCCGTAGCAAAAGCATCACGCAGAGCATTAAGCTCATTATTAATTGGTGCAGCTCTAACTACGCCCGTTGGGACGATATCAGCAGCAGATTGTCTTACATAGCCTGTCAAAGTAGTTCTCCTTAGCGTCTGTCATTGATTGAATAATTCAAGACCAAGCCCTGAATTGTATGACTAGCATTCGTATCATTAGTCACATATTTGAAAGCAATGGAGAATCCAGAGCCTTCAATGTTTGTCTTCTTTACTGGTGATGGGTTGCCATCATAAATGGCTGTGGCATCATAGATGGCTTCATTATAATAAGAAGCAGTTCCAACAATAGGGAGGTTATAGTTAGCAGGATTGAACACATCAACTGAATCATCAAAGTCATAGGAAACACCCATAACAATGCTGGAAGATCCCTCACTTCTTAAGAAAGTAGAAATGTTATAGAAGTTTTTTCTAATGGTAGGATCTTGGAAATAATAAAAAGGAGTTTGATAGACACTCAATATTTCAGCAGTGTTAAAAGAAGTTCCTGTTTCTTGTCTGTGTACCTTACCAGTAGCATCACCATGAATAACTACTTCATCAATACCAATATAACCACTAGAAGAGCAGGTGGCTGGAAAGCCGAACAACTGACTATACTCAAAAGAAATACCACCTTCTCTTTCACGCAAACCACCTAACAATCCAAATGTTCCTTCACTAGGAATAAACATTCTAAATTGAGATTTCTTACGGATAACCACTGAACTCAAAGATTCTGGATCAACAGAACCAGCATTTAATTCTTGTAAGATTGATGTAATGGTAAACTGAATCTGTTTAGAAATTGTTTCAAGCTCAACGTCACCAATCCTATTTGTTCCTGACACTGGTCTAAAACCATCTGGTCCTAAGAACAATAGATTACCACCCAGTTCTATCACACTATCTGGCACAACACAACCTAAATTTGTTGTCACCTCGCCAACAACAAAGTCAGCTATATTTGTACCTACCAAACTCTTAATAGCATTCTTACCAAAGATGTACAACGTATCTCTAAACTGTTTTATCTGAACAATTTCAAAGCCTACATTAATAACAGCAGCACCATTAGCTGGATTAAAGTCTGTCTCAGCTAATGGAGAAGAAACATATAAGTTGTAAGGATCTGTAGGATCACCAGCTAAGAATATATGATTCTTAAATGCTGCTGAATACTTAGGACTATTAGGCGCATTGGAATGAGTAATCTGTGTATATGTTGTTCCATCATACACGGCTGCTGGATTAATGCCATCAGTTAAAACAAACTTAGGAGCACTCCAATTATACTTAGTAAACCTAACCTTCTTAACTCCAACCATTGTCACTGTACCGGGAGTAGTAATAGCAGTCCAAGTAGATGAGGAGGCTACCCACCTATAAAAGTAGTTTGTACCAGCAGAAGGTTTACGACAAGCAAAAATACTATTGTTTAAATCTTCTGCTACTAATACGCCTAAGACAGCACCAGTGCCTGTAACTGTTCCATAGTTATTAGCAAACCCACTGATGCGTCTGTAACCACCATTAATAGAAGGTTCATAATTAATAAGCTGTGTAGCAGAACCGGGGCTTTCTTCACCTTGAGACAATACGTCCCTATTGGTGTTCATGCCACCAATAGAAGTTACTTTAAAGCCATTAATTCTATCTGCCATTAAAACACTCTAGGATGGAATGAGGGACTAACAGATGCTGTAGAACTCATATACATAGGTTCATCCAGCAACAGTCTTCTCATTGCTCTAATACCAACATCAAATTTTTCTTTATATACTGCTGCACCTTGTTCATTAGATCTAAACATCAGCATGTAGAACATAGCACCATCAATTAATACATTAGTAAATCTATCTGGAATAATAGCTACATCAGTAGATATAGCTAAGTCAGCAGGGAAAGACCAATACTTATATTCAATCTGATATGCCTGATCTGGAATAGGAGTAGCACCAAACTTAGCCTCTTGTGTTTGATATACAGCAATAGTAGGACCATAACCACCAGTACCATTAGTGTCCTCTTGAGGACGATGGTTGTTTAGGTAGTCAGTGTAAGTAAGAACAGAAAGACGGGAAGGCTGATTGTTAGCTGCAGTGAGTCTCTTTAAATAAAAAGAATCCCAGTCTACAGTGGATGTATCAGTAGGAAAACTGTACACACCTGTACCAACAGTTAGTGTCTGTGTCTGGGTAGCTAAGGCAAAAGGCCATTCTTGTGCGGAGTGCATCAATTCTCTAATGGATGAATTGATAGCATTCTTTGCTAGAGCTTGGATGTTTCTAGCACTGTCGAATTCGGTGGAGTCCATAGTGACCTCACCCATTCTTCGTAGCAATTCATTCGTTAAAGAAATGTATGTAGACATATTTTTTAAACAATAAAAGGGAGAGGCGGTTAAGCCCCTCCCAGTATTAACTAGCTATTAGGCCAGTTGCTCACGGTCCACCGAGGCACGGGCTGGGCGACCATCGATGTTCATCAACACAGCCCATACACGCACTTCACCAGAGGTGGGAGCAGTAGTAGCAGTTGCGATCAACAAGTCGATAGTGTCAGCAGTACCAATCACCAAAGGCTGATAAGCAGCAGCGTTTTGTGCGTAAGCACCAGCAGCAGCAGCGTCAGCATCAAAGCCATCAACGAAGTTGTCAGGCTCAGTAGTAGTCACGCCCAAATCGAAAGTGGTATCGTTTGACTCACCACCCAAGACGGTGATAACTTCAAGACCAGCATTCAAGATGAGAGTGTTAGCGGGAACATTAATACACTCGATAACGTCAGCAGCAGCCAAGGCAGAGCCTTTAGCTGTAGCTGCAGCAGCGAAGTCAATAGTAACATCGACCAAGTAAGGGACAGCACCAGCGGTGCGACCAGCGGAGGCTGAACCAGCCAAAGTTGTAACAGTTGCCATTATCGTTCTCCTTAAGCAGCGTTGTATTTAGCAGTGACGATGCCTTCAGGACGCAAGATTTTGCGACCATAAAGATGCATACCACGCACGATGTCAGCGAAGCTGTC